ACCTCTGTCTCTCTCTCTGTCTCTGTACTATCAAGTTGATATCCACTTGATATCACATTGATATCATCTTGTTCCAGCCAGTGAGACAGCTTGATAATGATTTCTTTAGTTTTAACTTCTGTTAGTCTAAGACGAAAAGCAAGGGTTTTGTTGTCAGGGATGCGCCCATCATTCTCACTGGCAATCAACCAGAGCATGACCAATACTTTTGCAGCCAAAGGGTCTAATTCATGCCATTCAAGGTCATCAAGAATGTCACGATACAGCTTTACCCAAGGAGGCCGCCTGTCCTTGAAATGCTGAAACTTTGTCCAGTTTTTAATCTTCATAAAAAGCCCAAAAAAAAGGGCTACACCTGAAGTCTCACCCTTGCGGATGTTGGCGGACTGGCGTAGTAACCAGCAGACTTCATGTGTAACCCTACTACATTAACACCGCCAAGTGTTTTCATAATCTTACTCTAAAAACCAATCAGGCCGCAAGATCATCAATTGATAAAGCCGACCAGTTGGAATGGTTTTCCAATTGTGTACCGCTGCCCTAGTGATGCCCAAGATGCGAGCAAGCTCACTCTGTGAGCCAGCAAGGGTGATAGCCTTTTGTTTATCCATTTGGCAAGTATAGCAAAATAAACATTTAAGCATTTGCATAAATACAACATTAGGGAAAGTCCTAATAAAAGAACATTGTTGTGTGTTTAGTTTGGTGTACACTTGCGCCATGCCCTGAACTTCTTGGGGTCTATTTAGAAAGGTAAGCAAATGAGCAATGCATACGATCTGTATTTAGCAGATTGGAAAATCAAAAACCCAAATGTGGTGCAACCAGAATATCCAAGATCACGCCCAGACATGACTGGTGCTGAACCAATTGTTGGTAATTCTGTTTGGGACAACCGCAGCAAATGCTTTCAACTTGCTGATGGCAAAGTTCTTGAAATTGGTCAAACAACAAATTGGATGGACATTTACGCAGTTTTTCCTGATCGTAAATCTTGGGCTTCATTTATACAGCCTATGACATTCAACGAATATTGGAATGGCTAATCATGCACAAATATTTCACCAATAAAGAATTTCAAAAAGGTTTTGATGCAGCAGCATCTTGTGAGCCATGTGACAAAACAAAATCTTCTGATTGGGTTGCGGGTTGGATGCACTATCAAGACAAGATGGATGCTAGTGAATCAGCCCGTTGGGTTTAAGGAGTGACCATGATTGACTACAAACTTAAATACCACTTTGATGAATTCGTCACCTATGACGATGGCACAACCCTTGAGAAAGTCAAGGTCGGGTATGACTACTACCCAGCAGAATTTAATCTGCCCCATGACCACAACTCAGCAGAAATCTACGATGTGTTTGTCTTTAGCGAAAAGGGTGATGACATTTCTTGCGATCTGTCCTCATCCGAATTTGAACGCATCGTTTCTGAAGTCAAGATTCACCACGCTCGTATGCTGAAAGAAAAAAATGAAATCTAAGATCATCACAACTTTGGTTGAATGGACATTGGCGATCATCATCTTTGGTGGTTGGGGCGTAATGCTTGCATGGAGGGGCTAAACATGATTGACAAACTCAAAGATTATTTCCGCTTGCCATCACCAAAAGAGTTGGCTGCCAAAGAACTTGAAATGGCACAGCGCAAGCTGCTAGAGGCTCTCAGTGCCAACGAATACGCAAAGCGCATGGCTGAGTACCACCAAGACCGAATCAAACGCCTGACAGCTTATTTAAAGGAAGAATCATGAACGCAGATTACATCATCAATGAAGTGGCACAAAATGCCGCCAGCATCTATGAGGGACAAGACCCAAGGGATCGCCTGGCTTATCAAGTCGGGATGCTTCAGGGCAAGATTCGCAGCCTTTGCTACTTAATCAATATCACCGCTGAAGAACTCAAACAACTGCAAATCGAACTCAATCAGGAACAATCATGAGCATCGCTAATTTACTAAAAACCAATGTCAATGACCACACAGAAAAGAAAGCTAATCTGACTTATCTGTCATGGGCTTGGGCATGGGCTGAAGCACTCAAGGCAGACCCAAAAGCCTCTTTTAAGGTGGAAATGTTTGGTGACAAGTGCTTCATGGATATCAACGGCACAGCAATGGTGTGGGTCACAGTCACCATGTTTGACAAGCCAATGACTTGCCAGCTTCCGGTTATGGATCACCGCAACAAAGCCATCGTGAACCCTGATGCTTTCCAAGTGAACACTGCCATCATGCGTTGCATGACAAAGGCACTCAGCTTGCATGGTCTCGGCCTTTACATCTACGCAGGGGAAGATTTGCCCGATGGTGTAGAGCCTAAGTCAACCATTGAGCCTGACACCATGACAGACTTGTTTGCTGCCATTGAAAGCGCCAGCACCCAAGACGAACTAAAGCTGGCTTACAAAATCGCTTATGCCGCTTGTGATGGTGACAAGGCTTGGCAGATGAAAGTGATTGCAGCCAAAGATAAAGCAAAGGCCAAACTATGAAAACAGATGAAGATGACGAATTCGACCGCATCAAGCGTGAGAACGCTTTGCATGAAGTTTATAGGCTAGGACAAGAAATAGAGGCTACTGGTCAGCCCTATCACTACGATGTGTTTGTGTCTCCCTCACAGCGCAATCAGGTGCTTGAGGAAGTGGCAAAAGAGATTCAGAAGATGACCGCCTTTGGTCAGGACACTTTAGACAGTTTTAGCGTTTACATAAAAGGAATGAAAAAATGATTGAAATGATGGATCAAGGCACAGAGGAATGGTTCACCATTCGCATTGGCAAAGTCACCGCATCCCGTGTGGCTGACGTTATTGCCAAGACAAAGACGGGTTACAGCGCAAGCCGTGACAATTACATGGCTCAGTTAGTGTGCGAACGCCTGACGGGTCAAAAGGGTGAGAGTTTTACGAATGCTGCCATGCAACACGGCACAGACACAGAACCTCTTGCCAGAGCCGCTTATGAGGCTTTACAGGATGTTTTGGTTGATGAAGTGGGGTTTGTACCCCATCCCTCAATAATCATGGCTGGTGCTTCTCCTGATGGTTTGGTGGGTGAGGATGGCCTCTTAGAAATCAAATGCCCCAACACCGCCACGCACATTGAGACTTTGCTCAGTCAATCAGTGCCAGGCAAGTACAACACCCAGATGCAGTTTCAGATGGCTTGCACAGGGCGGCAGTGGTGTGATTTTGTCAGCTTTGACAATCGCCTACCCGATGAACTTCAATTGTTTGTGAAACGAGTCCAACGGGATAACGAGTTCATCAAGCAAATGGAAGATGAAGTGGTCAAATTCTTAAACGAACTTGAAATCAAAATTGCTCAACTTATGGAACTAAAAAATGTCTAAAAAACTGTATGAAATCACCATCGTGTCAGGTAAGTACACGAACAAAGATGGTCAAGAGAAATCACGCTACCAAACCATTGGCTCGGTCATTGAGACCAAGAACGGCCCGATGCTTAAACTGGACAGCATCCCACTGCCTGATGGCGGCTGGAATGGTTGGGCATATCTGAACACACCCAAGCCAAAGGAAGATTACAAGGGCTTGCCAAAAGACGAGGAAGATATCCCATTCTAAGTAACAGGGGCATTGCCCCTAACAAGGAGAAATCATGGACTATAAAGACGCATTTAAGAAAATTTTCGCCATGCCCGAATTCCCAAGAGTCAGGGCAAATGATCCCCTAACATCGTTTCAGGCAGCCGATTCAATCAAAGAATCTGCCACCCAGCACCACCAGACAATCTTTGAGTGCCTCCAAATTCATGGGGCTTTGGGTAAGGATGGCATCTCGGCCCACACCAATCTGGACAGCAATCAGGTTGCTAGGCGGCTCAACGAAATGAAAATGATGGGTTTGATTGAACTCACAGGTAAAACAGTCAAATCCAACTCAGGCAGAAGTGAAAGAGAGTGGCAATGTACCCAATCGAACTAGGCGGCAATCAGCCTGTTCACAGATTACGAACTTGTAATAAATGTGATGTGACCAAGCCGCCAGAGGGAGGGGTTGATATGGGACACAAATGGATTTGCCAAACTTGTTGGATCATGCGTTTGACAGGCAAACATTTGCGCCAGAACTCAAGTCAGAAATAATGCTCTTTCGTCAATTCTGCGCTTTTGCAAGCCTTTGAGAACTTTGCCACCAGCCATGCAGTACTTGAGAAGTTCCTCGGCAGCGCCCTCCATGTCGCCCCTAAGTACCTTTTGGCGCAGGGTTGACCTCTGGAGTGTGCCAAGCCCTACATTGAAAGAAAATGAAACCAGTGCGTCAAACTGTCCTTGAGTAAGAGGCACAGGACAATAAGTAGCCACGCCTTTCTCAAACCTAGTAAGGTCTGCCCTAAGTATTGCATC